CGCGGATTGTCTGGAAATGGATCCAGAACATTTGTTAACCATAGTTGTCCATCATCAGAACATCCAACTAGGTCGCATAATTTACTTAATTTCTTTTCAGCTTGGGTTGCTTCCATAAAATAAGGCGTGTAAACGTGGGAACGTTTGTTAGTACCCCCTGAACCTCAAGGCATTTTGTTGACGTTTACAGCTAGGTTCACATAAAATTAAATTGTTAAGGTCCATCCTTTATTCATATAAAGGATCGTTTTATAAGATGTAGTTATATTGATACTAGGTATAAGCTCGTTTGTTTTAAAAGACGTAGCATAAGTACCATAGTTTAAATAGTAATCTATCCAATGACTATGACAAAATGGGATCAATTCAGGAATATTAATTGGACTGAGATCTGTTTTTTCATCGAGATATTTTTCAACCAAGAACTGCATTTCTACAGATATCCCAAATTTTCTCTCAACCAATTTCCTTGTATTTTCTTTAACAGTATTATTAAATTGCCTATTATCATCATAGTTATCAATTAACTCTAACCAAAATTCCCTATCATATGTACATAACTTCTGTTTCTTATAAAAAGAATCAAGATTAGTTATTTTGATGTCATTAGTCATTCTCAAAGCATACAAAGCTAAAGAACGTAAAATAGGACATCCACTGTATTCATAAAGCATAGATAAAGCTTTACTCTTCAATAACATTTTTAAGGTTTTGTCATTTGCATTCATATATTGACGATTAGTCCAACCAAAAGATACGAGCGCTTCTATAGGATTAGCAACATTATCTAGGTCGTTCTTATCAAATATTTGTCCACAAAAACTAGCCTCAGAAAGGTCATTTGGGAATTCAATCTTAATTTTTCCTCCCAACTCTTCATACTCCTTAGCAGTTGGGGCTCTTACATCAAAACTATTTATCGAATCATCACCTTCTATATAGGAATCAAAATGTTTGTTCCCAGCTTCTTCCAAAAGGAAGTGTGTAATCAAAAGATTCATAAATCCATTTGACACTGAAGTTGACATTTCACCTGACATTCGTTTGCAATATAAATTGCATGTCCATTTATGAAATTGAATTCTATTTTTGGACATCATACCTTTGGTGATTAAGGTTATGATCTTATTCATGTTAGGATTGTTTTGTAGTAAATACCTATAAACTATGAGTTCCATTTTCATCAATTGTTCCACAAAAGTGGCCTCATATTGAGAAAAATCTGTGCAGAATAAATTGCTAATATCGCCAAATTTATCCATCATAGCTTGTGGTCTCTGGTTGACTGGAATTCTCTTAATGAACCACTTCATATTGAAAATAATATCACCCAACTTTCTAAAGAAAGGACCAACTCGAACCTTATAATCATCATGCCGGGAATAAATTCCCCTAACATGTTTATATTCTGGATAAGGTTCATCTTTAATGAAGGCTTTAACATTAAAGTTTGGAGGATTGTATAGAGATAACTCATATACACGTGTAAGTTCTTCTTTACGATAAAGTGGATATGGAGTAGATTCAATCCATTCGTAAAAGTCGAACTGTTCATCATTTTTAAAAATATGTTCTTGTAGATTCTTTTTACACCATCTTTTAACAAACCTTTTAAATTTCCTGAGTTTAACTCTGTTGATTTTAGGCATTTTTGCAGCAACACGTTTAGTCATTCCTGCAACTTGATCTGGAGCGTAATTTAAATCTGGAACAGGTAATGCTGCACCTTCAAAATGACATCCTAATGATCTTCTAATAGGTTCTCTATTCTGATCATAGAATCTAGCGTCTAACTTAGTCACTTTAAAGGAGTCGTCCGGTATTTCATCTGATTTTAGTATTATCCCTCTTTCAAAGGGGCGATATCCGAACGTGACATTAAAAGTTCCTATATCCGAAAATCCGAATCAAACCTATGTAACATTTTATTGTAAACATAAGTATGATAAAGAAAATCAGATGTATTATCATAAACAAATTGACCACTATTAAACATATTTCTTGGTATATTAACTGTAGAATTCCCATTAACAGCGTTAACAATCTGAGTCTTCGCTTTAATGTCATTAATTGTATGTGAAGTTAATTTAGTACTATTACAATTATTGAAGAGAGTTTCAGAATACATGAATTCCTGTAAATGGATATTAAATCCATTAACAGGTCTTATGAATCTTGATTTTGTGTAGCCTAATGTCAAACAAGGGTTAGCATGTCTCACAGGACCATGTGAATGGCCGTCAGGTCTCAAATCAAAATGATAAGATATATCAAGACTTGTATCGCCGGTTACGGCTACTGTTTTTAGAAAACAGTTATCTAATTGTGGATTTAAAAAGATGAACCTCAATGCAGCTATAAAATCTAATGTGGTTCCTTTACCATACAGATAATTATCGACAGGTGTATTTTGATAACCAATTGTGAGAAAGGTGAAAGATTTAACTTTCGATCTATCAATACAAATTTTTGTATCCTTGTCTTTAATATCACCATCAAATTCTAATGGAGGATCAGAAGAACTATCTGATTCATCTGCCATATGTAATTCAGGTGAAAACTCACCGCCTTGTTTATAGGGTGGTGGTCCGCATGGTAGAGGAATATGTCCAGTTGAACAAGTATTAGTTGTTTCAAAATTGGATGAAGAAGAAGATGAAAAATCATTTAAATGAATATTTTTAAGGTATTCAGGAGAATCTTTTAACAATAGTGGACCATGTAATGGTTCCATTTCAAACTCTATGTCAATATGTTCTTTATTTTTCCTCTCTTCTAAAATTTTCCACAAATCCTCAATATCATGTTCGTCATTATCCATATACATTTTAAAAAATGTGGTTGGTGCAAATGTATCAGGAACATTAGGAAGATTCTCGGGTTGATTAGATTTATTATAGTAACTTGGATCATAAGTCAATTTATGTTTAATAGATTCAAATGGATACTTCAACTCTTCAACTATGCCAACGTTATCATAAGTTGTAGAACAACGATCTTTGGACATAATTCTAATTTCTGAGTCGAGGTAATCCTCTCTTTTGTAATCCTCATCACTATTATCATCAACTTTACACTCATCATCTAATTTTTCAGGTTGCTTATATTTGACAGTTTTTTCATCTAGATTAGGATCTAAAATTTTACGTCTCATTTCAAGCATTTTTTCCTCAGTAAAAACAGATTGAATACACAATAAGTCCAATTGCTGCGTGAGGGTTTCCCCATCTCCAACAGACATCATAATTGCATCTTTATTGTTAAGTTGATGTACTCGTGCATTGAATAGATGTTTGGCTGAAAGCATAGTTCTAGTAAAACTATTAGGAAATAGGACATCTATCGTATTCAAAGTTTCTTCACGTTCAAGAATCCTTTCTACTATTTCCTTGACTCCATTATCAGCTGCAGTATATATACTATCAGCTTCTAATATGTCTTCTTTAATAAAATTTTTGTCCCTTTCTATTTCATAATTAATATTTTTAATGAAAACATCGAAAGAGTCGCTGCAAAAATTTGTAAGTGGTGTTATAGATTCTTTAAAATCTTCCACTTTATCTTCTAAATTATCCTCTAATTCGGAAGTTATATGTTGAAAAGTATTAATTTTATTATTTACATTTTTATTTAAAATTTCAAAATCATTGATGACATCATTTCTAATGTCAAAG